CAAGGTGCTCAAGGTGCAAGTCCTACGGGGGCTCAAGGTGCTCAAGGACCAAAAGGTTCTCAAGGTGCTCAAGGTGCCAGTCCAACTGGTGCACAAGGTGCTCAAGGTCCTCAAGGTGACCAAGGTGCTCAAGGTGCAAGTCCAAAAGGAGATACAGGTGCACAAGGTCCTCAAGGTGACCAAGGTGCTCAAGGTGCAAGTCCTACGGGGGCTCAAGGTGCTCAAGGACCAAAAGGTTCTCAAGGTGCACAAGGTGCCAGTCCAACTGGTGCACAAGGTGCTCAAGGTCCTCAAGGTGACCAAGGTGCTCAAGGTGCAAGTCCTCAAGGTGACCAAGGTGCTCAAGGTGCTCAAGGTCCTCAAGGTGCTCAAGGTGCAAGTCCTACGGGGGCTCAAGGTGCTCAAGGACCAAAAGGTTCTCAAGGCGCTCAAGGTCTTCAAGGTGGACAAGGTCAGAAAGGTGCAAGTGGAATTGGAACATTAATTGGTGGCGCTGAAGTAGGTCCAAGTGGTGGATTTGCATACTCGGCAACTGATGGATTATTAACATTTCAGAGTGGAAGTACAAAATTTGTTGTATTAATGTATACAAGTGGTTCTTCATAAACTAAAATAAGGTTACAATGGCAGTTGGATTTTTAAATACACAACATACTTTAGTAAATCTACAAGGGTCTACTTCTGAATTAAAAAATATAAATTCAGGGTCAACTATTGTAGGTATTAGTCTTAGTGGGAGTGGATATACATTTCAAAATGATATACCAACTACATGGACGGGTAGTTTCAATGATTTTTCATATATTCAATTAAATGAAAATGAAGAAGTTGTTTGGTCTATTGCAAATAACTCTAATACCTTAAAGTTTGCAAATGTATATACATTAGAAACACCATCAGGTTCCTTATCAGTTACAGACCAAGAATATATCCTTGTTGCACAGAAAAATAGACAAGTTGTTTGGGATGAAGAGACCGAAACCACTTCTTCTATTCAAAGCGGGTGGAATATTTACTTTGAACAATTAGATGGAATCGAATGGGGTTCAGACGAATATAGTAACCATTACTTAGTAAAATTAAAATCAGATAACTCTACATTTGAATATGTGCCAGTTACAGGTGGTTTTCAAGAAGTAAATACCGAGAATCCAAGTTTATTAGGTCAGTTTCCAGTATCAAAATTAGATATTGAAGAATCTGACTTGTTCTTAGTTAATAGATTCATAGTACACAACGATAAAGGATTCGGGGAAGAGGAATGTGAGTACGCCTATGAATTTTCAAGATGTAGTGATGATGCTTATTTTGAATTTGCATTTCAAGATGAATTTAATTCTACTGTAATAAAAATAGGTACTACTTGTTATGAAAATCAAGGGTCAGTTAGTCCTGATGGTACTCAACTATGTTTAAACAGTTCAGGTAATTATCAAGCTTATACATCTTGTAATAATTGTTCCGATTCAGATAGTTCCACAGGTCCTCAAGGTGCAAAAGGAGCTGCAGGTGATGCAGGTTCAAATGCTTCTTCTGGAGGACAGGGTGCAAAGGGAGCTACAGGTGCATCAGCTGCAACAGGCCCTCAAGGTCCAACAGGTTTAAAGGGTAATACAGGTATAGCTGGACTCGGTTTCGCAACTGGCCCTCAAGGTCCAACAGGTTTAAAGGGTAATGCAGGTAATAAAGGTTCAACAGGTAATACAGGTCGACAAGGTGTAAAAGGAAATACAGGTGCAACTGGTTCACAAGGTGCAACAGGAGCACAAGGAGTTAAAGGAAATACAGGCCTCGCAGGTAATAAAGGTTCTACTGGCTCAGGTGGTAGAACAGGCGCAAAAGGAAATACAGGCCTCGCAGGTGCAAAAGGGTCAAAAGGTAATACAGGAAACCAAGGTGTAAAAGGAAATACAGGCCTCGCAGGTGCAAAAGGTTCAAAAGGAAATACTGGTAATCAAGGTGCTAAAGGAAATACAGGCCTCGCAGGAAATAAAGGTTCTACTGGCTCAACTGGTAGAACAGGTGTAAAGGGTAATACAGGCCTCGCAGGTAACCAAGGTGCTAAAGGAAATACGGGTCTACAAGGTGCTAAAGGAAATACAGGCCTCGCAGGTAATAAAGGTTCAACAGGTAATACAGGTCGACAAGGTTCAAAAGGAAATACAGGCCTCGCAGGAAATAAAGGTTCTACTGGCTCAGGTGGTAGAACAGGCGCAAAAGGAAATACAGGCCTCGCAGGTAATAAAGGTGCTAAAGGAAATACTGGTAATCAAGGTTCAAAGGGAAATACAGGCCTCGCAGGTGCAAAAGGTTCAAAAGGAAATACTGGTAATCAAGGTTCAAAAGGTAATACGGGTCTTGCAGGAAATAAAGGTGCTACTGGCTCAGTTGGTCGACAAGGTTCAAAAGGAAATACAGGCCTCGCAGGTAATAAAGGTGCTAAAGGAAATACTGGTAATCAAGGTTCAAAGGGAAATACAGGCCTCGCAGGTGAAACTGGTGCTAAAGGAAATACAGGTCTACAAGGTGCTAAGGGTAACCAAGGTGCTCAAGGTAATAAAGGTTCTACTGGCTCAGGTGGTAGAACAGGCGTTAAGGGTAATACGGGTTCTGCAGGAAACAAAGGGTCAACAGGAAACACAGGTCGACAAGGTCTAAAAGGTGCAAAAGGTAATTCGGGCAATAAAGGTGCAAAAGGTAATACTGGCTCGGCAGGTGACCAAGGTGCTAAGGGTAACAAAGGTAATACAGGTAATAAAGGTTCTACTGGCTCAACTGGTAGAACAGGCGTTAAGGGTAATACGGGTGTTGCAGGTGCTAAAGGTAATACAGGAAACCAAGGTGCAAAGGGAAATAAAGGTAATACCGGCCTCGCAGGTAATAAAGGTGCTAAAGGAAATACTGGTAATCAAGGTGTTAAGGGTAACCAAGGTGCTGCAGGTAATAAAGGTGTTACTGGCTCAGGTGGTAGAACAGGTGTAAAAGGGAATACAGGCCTCGCAGGTAATAAAGGTAATACGGGTGCAACGGGCTTACAAGGTCTAAAAGGTAAAACAGGTAATTCAGGCGATAAAGGTTCTAAAGGTAATACAGGAAACCAAGGTGTAAAAGGAAATACAGGCCTCGCAGGTAATAAAGGTGCTGCAGGTTCGGCAGGTGCAACAGGTGCAAAAGGAAATACAGGCCTCGCAGGTGCTAAAGGTAATCAAGGTAATCAAGGTGCTAAAGGAAATAAAGGAAATACAGGCCTCGCAGGTAATAAAGGTGCTAAGGGAAATACTGGTGATACAGGACTAACAGGTGCAAAAGGAAATACGGGTAATAAAGGTGGTACGGGCTCAGGTGGTCGTACTGGTGTAAAAGGTAATACAGGCGTAGCAGGTAACAAAGGTAATACAGGCGCAGTAGGTCGACAAGGTGCAGTTGGAGCTCAAGGTGATGCAGGTAATAAGGGTAGTAAAGGAAATACTGGTAACCAAGGTGTTAAAGGAAATACAGGCCTCGCAGGTAATAAGGGTTCTACTGGCTCAGGTGGTAGAACGGGTATTAAAGGGAATACAGGCCTCGCAGGTAATAAAGGTAATACGGGTGCAACGGGCTTACAAGGTCTAAAAGGTGCAAAAGGTAATTCGGGCGATAAAGGTTCTAAAGGAAATACTGGCGCAGTAGGTTTACAAGGTGCAATTGGAGCTCAAGGTGATGCAGGTAATAAAGGTGCTACTGGCTCAACTGGTAGAACAGGTGTAAAAGGTAATACTGGCGATGCAGGTAACAAAGGTAATACAGGCGCAGTAGGTTTACAAGGTCTAAAAGGTAATACAGGCCTCGCAGGTGATAAAGGTGCTAAAGGAGATACTGGTAACCAAGGTGATAAAGGTACTAAGGGTAATGCAGGTAATAAAGGTGCTACTGGCTCAGGTGGTAGAACAGGTGTAAAAGGTAATACGGGTGTTGCCGGAAACAAAGGTAATACAGGCGCAGTAGGTTTACAAGGTCTAAAAGGTAAAACAGGTAACTCAGGCGATAAGGGTTCTAAAGGAAATACTGGTAATCAAGGTCTACTTGGTGCTCAAGGTGCTGCAGGTAATAAAGGTGTTACTGGCTCAGGTGGTAGAACAGGTGTAAAAGGTGCAACAGGTCCTCAAGGTGATGCAGGTAATAAAGGAAATACTGGTAACCAAGGTGTTAAAGGAAATAAAGGTAATACCGGCCTCGCAGGTAATAAAGGTGCAAAAGGTAACCAAGGTAATCAAGGTGCAGTTGGAGCTCAAGGTGATGCAGGTAATAAAGGTGCAACTGGTTCAAGTGGTCGTACTGGTGTAAAAGGTAATACAGGCGTAGCAGGTGATAAAGGTAATACGGGTGCAACGGGCTTACAAGGTGCAGTTGGAGCTCAAGGTGATGCAGGCGATAAGGGTTCTAAAGGTAATACAGGAAACCAAGGTGCAGTTGGAGCTCAAGGTGATGCAGGTAATAAAGGTGCAACTGGCTCTGGCGGTAGAACGGGTATTAAAGGGAATACAGGCCTCGCAGGTGATAAAGGTAATACAGGCGCAGTAGGTTTACAAGGTCTAAAAGGTAAAACAGGTAATTCAGGCGATAAAGGTTCTAAAGGTACAACAGGTGGTGGTGGTGTTCAAGGTGCTCAAGGTAATGCAGGTAATAAAGGTGCAACTGGCTCAGGTGGTCGTACTGGCGTTAAAGGTAATACGGGTGTTCAAGGTGTAAAAGGTGTAATTGGTGCTCAAGGGGCTTCGATGAGTGGTTTAGGATATTTTGAAGTTCAAGGTGGTATACTAACATTTAAACCAAATGGATGGTCTTCAGGTGATGATGTCTATATCATAAGGTCTGTACATAGTGGTAGCTTTTACTAAATTATTTTTCATATTTATATACAAACATTAAAAAAGTTATGAGAGCAAATTTTGGATTCGATAGAAACCCTCATAGATGGGATGTAAATTTCACAGATTATTATTGGTTCGCAGATGGGTTTGATTCAACTGAATTAAGTCAAATAGAACAAATGACCAAACTCCTTCCATTTGAAGATGCAGCAACAGGTGAAGGTGAATCATCAAAAAAATCAGATTATAGAAAATCAAGAGTAAAATGGTGTCCTCAAAATCAAGAATGGGGATGGGTTTATGAAAAACTTCACAATATGATTGTAGAATCAAATCAAAAAATGTGGAAGTTTGATTTATCTACTATGAATGAATCAATTCAATATACTGAATATTACGGAAGTCAAGAAGGTGGGTATGATTGGCATATGGATTGTGGTATAGAGATACAAAATCAAAGAAAAATATCAGTAACAGTACAACTTTCAGATTCAAATGAATACGAAGGTGGTGACTTACAATTTAATATTGGAAAAGAATTGACTGCACCTTCTAAAAAAGGAGCAGCGATTATATTTCCTTCATTTTATTTACATAGAGTAACTCCCGTAACAAGTGGTATACGAAAATCATTTGTTTTATGGGTTGGTGGTGAACCTTACAGATAAGATATGCAAAAGACTACTTTACCAACGGCATTAGTATATGGTTGGAAACGATTTGGTAAATACGAATTAACATCCGACATCTATCACGAAGAAGATTTATTCGAAAATGTTGTAATTTATTCATACAGAGATGCTAAAAATTGGAAATCACATTTATCCAAACATAAAGCTGATATTATTTATGTAATAGGTGAAATTCCATCGGAATTACAAAATGTAACCGATGATATTGTAAAATCTAAGATAGTTAATGCAGAAGAAATTTATCCTGATAATGTAATAGCGAATGATGTAGTTTGTCAGTCAACTTTTTGGTCATGTGAATCAAATAGAGTTTATAGTAATGAAGATTCACCACTATTATCAGTATTCACTCCAACATATAAAACTGAAAATAGAATATTTAGAACATACAAATCTCTATTAGAACAAACATATCAGAATTGGGAGTGGGTTGTGGTAGATGATTCACCAGAAGACCATCATTTAACTTGGCAAATGATAAATCATATAGCTAAATTAGATTATAGGGTAAAACCATATAGAATATCACCAATATCAGGTGGAAATGTTGGTGAGGCTAAACATAGAGCGGCAATGTTATGTAATGGTGAGTGGTTATTTGAATTAGACCACGATGATTGGTTAATATCAACTTGTTTAGAAGATGTTCTTGATGCAAGTAAGAAACATACAGATGCTGGATTTATTTATACAGATGTAACTGAAGTTGAAAAGGATAATTCACCGAGAATATATGGTTACATAGGTGATGATTGGTATGGTCATTCTGAGAATGGATTTGTATGGGGTTACGCAGGTCATACTTGGCAAGAGATTGATGATAAAGAGTGGTTAGTACATCATTATCCTGAAATAAATCCAAAAACAATTAGATTTAATATTGGGATGCCAAACCATTGTAGAGTTTGGAATCGAGATGTGTATCATAAAATCAGAGGACACAATAGAAATATTTCAGTCGCAGATGATTTAGAATTAATTATTAAAACATTTTTAGAAACTAAATTTATTCATCTTAAAAAAATGTTATATGTACAATATAATAATGGAGACTCTACTGTTGACAACAATAGAGTTGATATTAACCGAAGAGCAAGGTTAATTAGAGATTATTATGATACTCAAATAAAGGATAGATTTGAGGAATTAGGAAAAGAAGATTGGATGTGGGATTATGAAAAAAACCATTCAATAAAAGATATCAGTTATAGAGATTATGACAGATATGGTAAAAACGAAGAATTTGTTAATTATATAGTAGAATAGATATGAGAGTTTTATTTACAGTAGGATATCAAAACGAACCAATTAATGACACCATACTAAAACAAAAAGGTATGGGTGGTTCTGAATATTGCGTCATTAACTTAGCTAAAGAGTTTGAAAAGAAAGGTCACGAGGTAATAATTACAGGTGAAGTTTCAAATAGTCAAACAAATAATCTAAAATTTATTGATTATGACAATATTGATAACAATCAACACTTTGATGTTGTTATTGCATCAAATTACATTCATTACTTTAAAGTTTTAGAAGATAAAAATATAACATTCGATAGTTCTTACTTTTGGATACATAATTTAGAGTTCTATTCATGGTATAATGGTGAGACTCTTCCAAATGATGGAGTAGATTATCTAAACCATCCTAAATTAACAAATATAATCGCAGTATCAGAGTGGCAAAAGGGTCAATTAGTGAAAAAATATAATTTAAACTCTGAAAAGGTTAAAGTTATAGGAAATGCTATAAACCCATCCGACTTTGATTCCATCCAACAAGAAAAATTTAAAGACAAAGTAATTTACACATCTGGACCTGATAGAGGATTGTGGAATCTGTTAAATATTTGGGATGATTTAAAAAACATTAATCCTAATTTAACTTTGTGGGTTGCATCACCACCTTATACTAATGATTGGGACACTTTAGAACGAATAAAAAAAGATTACCCAACTTATGAAAGAGACTTTGATGTACATTATTTAGGTTCACTAAATCCATCTGAGTTATACAAACAAATTAAATCTTCTGAGTGGTGGATTTACCCATCTCAGTATCCTGAAACATATTGTATAACTGCTCTTGAAATGATGATGGGTCGAGTTAAACTTCTATCATCTGATACAGGTAATTTAAAACACTTACTCGATAATAAAAGTACATTAATAAGTTCACATACTCATGAGTCAGGTGAAACTCCATTTGATGATAGTTCCCCTGATAACTACAAATGGGAAAATAAAAATACAGGCCTTATGCGATATACATTTATCGCAGCATTTGCTTTTTCAAGTCAACAAGCAAAAGAACACAAGAAGTTGTTAGATAGTGCTGAACAATTTGCAAGAAAACAAAATTGGAGTGACAGATATGTAGAGTGGTATAATTTGGTGAATGATAAGTTACCAGATGAGGCAAGAGGATTTACTCCGCCAGAAGATTTTGGATTTGAAAAACTTCATCCAGAACTATACACATATTGGGACAACAAAGATGAGTGGACAAAAAAATTCATATCATATTCAGCTCGTACAAAGGAATGGGATTTGATAGTAGACGAACCATTTGATAGTTGTTTTCAATTTCCTTTATTTACTGAAGAATTTTGTAAAATGATTAGAGAAGAAGCCGAACATTCTAATAGATGGACTTTTGACCGACATGAAAATTACCCAACAACTGATATGTTGATAACAGAAATTGGAATGGACGAGATATATAATGATGTATTGAAAGACTATGTTATGCAAGTTGCAGTATATTTATGGGCGTTAGAAGGTAAAGGATGGGATAGTATGAGTTCCGAAAACTTTTTAGCAAAATATATACCAACTGCACAAGGACACTTGGGAATACATCACGATAGGGCAGATATTACTTGTTTAGTACAACTATCAGATTTAGATGAATACGAAGGTGGTGGTACTTGGTTCAGAAGACAAAAGAAGTTAGTAAAAAATCCAATTGGTTACGCAACATTACATCCTGGCAATATAACTCATAAGCATGGAGCGCGTGCAACCACTAAAGGTACTCGTTATATTGTAGTTTCGTTCATGGAAAATAGGGAAAGCTAATTATTTCCATATTTATATACATAGAGGAGAATTAAATGGCAGTAAACATTCCAATATGGCCTGGTTCAGGTTCATTTTCAAGTGGTTCATCAACTCCTTTCGGATTCTTTGATTCTGATACTCAATTTCAGAATGACGCTCCGAAAGTAGCAGAATGGTGTGCGAAGAGATTGGGATACCCAATCGTAGATGTCGAGTTGCAAGATATAAACTTTTTTACTTGTCTTGAAGAAGCAGCTAACGAATACTCTTCACAAGTAAATCAATACAGAGCAAAAGAAAATATGTTGTCAATACAAGGTACTGCTTTAGGTACTGATTTGTCTGATACTGAGATTGCACCAAATCTAAATGGTATGGTTAGTATAGCAAAAGATTATGGTACTGAAGCATTAAGTGGTGGACGAGTAACAGTATATACAGGTTCTTTTGAAATGGTGGCAGGTAAACAAATTTATGATTTATCTGATGCAAATGTGGTGAACTTAGAAAATGGTTCAGTAAATGATGGTATCGTACTTAGACGAGTATTCCATACACAACCACCAGCAATCATAAGATACTTTGACCCATTCATCGGAACAGGATTAGGTTCTCAGCAAATGTTAGAAACTTTTGGATGGGGTAATTACTCGCCAGGTGTTTCATTCATGATGCAACCAATGTTTGATGACTTATTAAGATTACAAGCAATTGAATTTAATGATTATATTAGAAAATCATCATATGGATTCCATATAGATGGACAACGAATTAGATTATATCCATTCCCTCAAGGAAAAGATACAGGTGCAAAAGTATATTTCGATTATACATTAGAAAGTGAAAGTAAATCACCAATTGCAAATTCAAATGTTGTAAGTGATTTATCAAACGCACCATTTGGAAGATTAACATATACTAATATCAATAGTGCAGGTAAACAATGGATTGCACGATACGCATTGGCATTAGCAAAAGAAATGTTAGGTGCTATCAGAGCTAAATTTAGTTCTATTCCTATACCAGGTGCAGATGTAACACTTGATGGGTCTGATTTAAGAAATGAAGCTTCGGCTGAAAAAGAAACTTTGTTAACTGACTTGAAAGAAATGTTAGAATCAACTTCTCGTAGAGCATTAATGGAAGCAAAAAAAGAAGAGTCTGAATACTTAGAGGAAACTTTAAACAGAGTACCAAGACCAATTTTTATAGGGTAATTTATGGCATTGTTCGGTGGACAAAGAGATATGAGTTTGTTTAATAAATTGAACAAAGAACTCATTAATGATATAATTGATACAGAAGTGTATTACTATATGGTTGCGATTACTGAAACCAAATCTAATTTATATGGTGAGGGTGACAATAAAGTATTTCACAATCCAATAAAAATACCATGTTTAGTAGAAAGAAATCAAGCAGCACAAATATCTGATGAGTTTGGACAATCATATTCTCGTGAAGTTCAGTTTAAGTTTTTAAGAGATACATTAAAAGAAAAAGATTTAGTACCTGCAGTTGGTGATATTGTACAATGGAATAATGAATATCATCTAATAGACGCATCATACTCATATCAATACTTTGCAGGAAAGAATCCTCAGTATTGGGATGGTGGTGATGCTCAAGGTTTAAATGTATCTATTATATGTGATAGTCATGTTACAAGACAAACAAGTATTAAATTAGTAGAAACAAGATTCGGTAATTCAAACCAAAATGATAACGAAGTACCAATGGGACTATAAACGATGGCAACTAAATACAGAAATACAGACAACTCGAAACCTCAGATTATACAAACACAATCTTCTACATCACCTGACCCTATATTAAATAAAGCAAAGCAGTATAGAAGGGATAAGGATAATGTAAAAAATGTAAGTGTTGGTATTTACGATATCGATTCTGCATTTAAAAACTTTTTAGAAAAGGATGTAAGACCAACTGTTGAGGATGATGGAAGATTTTATCCTGTTCCTGTAATGTATGCATCACCTGAAAAGTGGGCAAGTGCACAACGAGATGGGTTTATGAGAGACGAAAACGGAATGATGTTAACTCCCGTTATTGTTTTTAAAAGAGATAATCTATCAGTAAACACCGATTTAGCAAAATTAAAAGTTGCACAAAACGAAGATACACATCAGTTCTTTGAAAGAAAGTACAATAAACTTAATAAGTACGACCAATTTGCAATACTGACAGGAGAAAATCCAAAGAAAGAATTTATGTCAGTTGAAAGACCTGATTATGTTGATTTACAATATGAAGTGATAGTTTGGTGTGACTATATGGAACAAGTTAACAAAGTTGTAGAGCAAATTGTATTTTTCCAAGGTCGTTCTTTTGGTGAAAGATATAAGTTTGTAATAAAAGGTGATTCTTACTCATTTGAAACAATGTCCGAGATGGGTCAAGATAGAATTACTAAAGCAACAATATCTTTAGTAACTAAGGCTTATATCGTTCCAGAATATGTCGGACTAAACAACAATACTAAACGAACAGTATCGATTGGAAAAGTTTCATTTTCAGAAGACCCAAGTCTTTCTGGCATTAAAATCTCTAAAAAGAGTGGTAATGAATAATTTTTCCATATTTATAAGTGTAGTAAATAAAATTAATATGTTATGGCAGAAAAAGAAATAAAAAGTTTTTCGGAAGAAGAAGTTAAAAAAATTACGGAAATTCAAAGTAAAACTCTATCAATTACATCAAGGTTAGGTGAGATTGAAATTGGTATTCAAAACATGGAAGCCCAATTCAATGAAATGAAACTTGAAAAGAACACTTTGATGGAATCTTACAGAGAATTATCCAACGAGGAAAGAGAATTAAGTGTGGAGTTGAGAGCTAAATATGGTGAGGGAACTTACGATGTGGCTACAAATACTTTCACACCTAACAAATAAGTATTCGTTTTGGAAATTTTTGGAGTATTTATATAAAGGTAAACCCAAAGATTTAATTTAGGAGAAAATAATGGCAGAAAGAATTGTTAGTCCAGGTGTATTCACAAGAGAAAAAGACCTCTCATTCTTACCACAAGGTATAGGAGAGATAGGTGCGGCACTTATAGGACAAAGTATAAAGGGGCCTGCATTCGTACCAACACAGGTAGAGTCCTTTCAAGAATTTCAACAAGTATTTGGTGGTTTGACAGAAGATTCATACCTACCTTATACTGCACAATCATATTTAGAAGACGCAGGAACTGCGACTATCGTAAGAGTATTAGGACAGAGTGGTTATACTGTTGAACCTTTAGTATTAAAGATTAGTGGTTCAGTAGCAGCAGTAATTCACCCTACTACAAAAGTACCTTTCGGTGGTGTTGCAAACTCAACAGGTTCATTTGATAGGTCACTTGTAACAAACTTGAGTGGTTCAGCAGCTTCACCAACACCAGATGTTTCGGCATCTAACTTCGCACTTTATATGAGTGCATCGGGTGCAGTAACAGGTTTATCAGAGTCAGCAGTACTTGCAATAGCAACCGCATCATTAGACCCAAGCGCAGTAAACTACATTGGAAAAACACTTGGTTCATCTCCTAAAAATGGTTCGGAATTTGGTTACCTATATATGAACTTCAATTCATTCCAATCGTCATCTTTCGCAGCTGACCCTAATTGTAATGTAGAAGTTGATACATTTAGAAAAACTGACTATACAAAAGCATACCAAGAAGCTTCAACACCTTTCATCATATCACAAGATGTATCAGGTACAAGTAAAAACTTATTTAGATTCCACACATTGTCACATGGTACTTCGACAAACTACGAATTTAAAATTGGTATTAGAGATATTAAACCAGCAAATGAAGTTCCTGGTTCTGAGTACGGAACATTTAGTGTTATCCTACGAAGAGTAGATACTTCTAAAATTGCTAATTCTATATTTGGTCAAACTGTTCAAGATAGTGATGTTAGACCAAGTATTATAGAAGAATTTAGTGGACTTAACTTAGACCCTAATTCACCTAACTACATTAAAAGAGTTATTGGTGACAAGTATATTACTGTTGATAACAATGGTAAAGTTACTTCAAATGGGGATTATCCAAACGCATCTGTAAACATTAGAGTAGAAGTAAATAGTGATATGGATGGTGGAGCACTTGATGCAAGTCTTGTTCCTTTCGGATTCGCAGCAGTTAAGTCACCTATACATAGTGGACATAATTTACCAAGTCCTACATATGTAACAGACCAGTCAATTGCAAATGAATTTAACAAAAGAGCATTCTTAGGTTATTCATTCGACTTTACAAATACAGATAACTTAAACTACTTAAACCCAATTCCAGACTCAAGTTCTGAAACTGTTGGAACTAAGTTCTTATTAAGTCAATGTACTTCTAATGGAGCAGCAATTGCACTAAACGATGGTCTTATAGACAATAAAAAATTCTTAGTACCATTCCAAGGTGGGTTCGATGGATTCGCACCAAACAGAACAGTACTAACAGGAACAAACATTGTTGCAGGTAATATGCAAGGATTGGATTTATCATCAGCAACCGCAGGTGGTACAATCGCAATGAGAAAAGCTATTAGCGCAATGTCAAATCCTGATGAATATGATATGAACCTATTAGTATTACCAGGTGTAATCAATAGACTACACTCTTCAGTAACTACTTTTGCAAAAGATATGTGTGAAGACAGACAAGATGCATTCTTCGTAATGGACGCAGGTTCTTACACAGATTCAATCTCAACAGTAGTTAACTCACTAAGTTCATTCGATTCAAACTATGTCGGAACTTATCACCCATGGTGTAAGATTCTTGATACAGACAAAAATAAACCAGTCTGGGTACCACCAAGTGTTGTATTACCAGGTGTTATCGCATTTAATGACGCAGTTGCTGAACCATGGTTCGCACCCGCAGGTTTAAATAGAGGTGGTTTATCAAATGTAATCGAAGTTAAGTCAAGATTGACTCATGACGAGAGAGATACATTATACGAAAATAGAATTAACCCAATCGCTACATTCCCTGGACAAGGTGCTACGGTATTTGGTCAGAAGACACTTCAAGCTAGACCTTCAGCTCTTGACAGAATTAATGTAAGAAGATTACTAATCGCATTGAAGAAGTTCATCGCATCATCTTCAAGGTATTTATTGTTCGAAAATAATACGGCAGCAACAAGAAACAGATTCCTAAGTATAGTTAACCCTTACTTAGAATCAGTACAACAAAGACAAGGTCTTTACGCATTCCGAGTTATTATGGACGAATCAAACAATACACCCGATATTATAGATAGAAACATCTTAAAAGGAGAAATCTTTATTCAACCAGCGAAAACTGCAGAGTTTATAGTACTTGATTTCAATGTACTTCCAACTGGCGCAGCGTTCCCTGAATAAAAAATAAAATAAAGACTATTTATTAGAAAGAGAAAACGGAGAATTAAATGGCACAATTATTAGACCCAAATGAAATAATGTTCACCAACTTTGAACCTAAAATGTCAAATAGGTTCATCATGTACATCGAAGGAATTCCTGCATACTTGGTGAAAACGGCAGCCAGACCAGAAATAAACAATGGTAAAGTTACCATCGACCATATCAATGTTAGAAGATATGTAAAAGGTCGTTCTGAGTGGCAAGATTTAGCAATCACTTTATACGACCCAGTCGTACCTTCCGCTGCACAAGCAGTAATGGAGTGGGTAAGACTACATCATGAATCTGTAACAGGTAGAGATGGATACTCTGATTTCTATAAGAAAGATATCACATTTAACAGTTTGGGTCCTGTTGGTGATAAAGTAGAAGAGTGGACACTTAAAGGTGCATACATTCAATCAGCTAATTTCTCAGACATGGATTATGCAGGAGAAGATTTAGCAACAGTAGAAATGACACTTACTTACGATTACGCAATACTACAATACTAAATACGGATTGTAATAAAAATTGAAACAAGAAACCCACCCCATAAGGTGGGTTTTTTAATTTAATTTACATATTTATTAAAGGTTAACCAAAAAGGAGAGAAGATATGGCAAAATTAATAGTTAAAAGAATTGAAGACAATATTGTCGAGTGGATTGGTGATGATTCATATTGTACTTGGGAAGACAAGGACAATGGTGAAGAAGCTGCAACACATTTTACAATCAAAGAAGCAAATGAAGATTGGGGACTCCCAATTAATGGCTTCGATTATGGTGGAAGAGAAAAAATTACCTATGATGGTGATTTACCAGATGGATTTGAATGTGGTGTAACTACACTAACAGGAACCGAAGGTAGTTATACTTGGGGATAATCCAAAATCTATTTTAAAATCTTAAAGTCTCATTATTAAAACAATTTTGAGACTTTTTGTATTAATAATAGTCCAGTTACATATATATTATAGTACAGTACAACAAAAAAAGATATAAAACGAGTTTTATTATGGCAAAAGAACGATTAGAAGATGAGTACCCAGTTTCCGACAAGGATATGGTACAAAAAGCTATCAAAGACCACGAACAAAGAGAAGTTCGTGACTATAAGTTCCCTACGGAAGTTATAGATTTACCCTCAAAAGGACTTATATACCCAAAAGACAACCCACTATCAAGTGGAAAGGTTGAAATGAAGTATATGACCGCAAAAGAGGAAGATATCCTAACCACACAATCATATATTAAAGACGGAACTGTTTTAGACAGATTATTTCAGTCATTAATCGTTGGTAATGGTGATGGTGAAACAATTAAATACATAGATTTAGTTACAGGTGATAAAAACGCAATTATGATTGCTGCAAGAGTACTTGGGTATGGTAAAGAGTATAAGGTTGAAATTGACGACCCAACTATGCCAGGTACAAAGCAAAAAGAAAACATCGACCTTACTCAATTCCAAAATAAGGATTATGAGGGTGAAAATCAAGTAGAACCACATAAAAATGAGTTCGAATTCACTTTACCAACCTCAAAGAGAAAGGTTACCTTTATGGCGATGACCGAATCTAAAGAAAGAAAAGTTAAACATCAAGTAGAAGCAATTAAGAAGGCAAATCGTAAATTAAAAGATATGACTTCAAGAGAGTTAACTACAAGAATGAAAAATATGATTCTTTCAGTAGATGGGTCAGATGACCAAAAAGACATCAATCATTTCGTGGACAATGAATTATTCGCAGTAGATTCAAAGGCACTCAGAGCGTATATCAACCAAAGTGTTCCCGATATTGATTTAACATTTGAATTTGTATCTGAGGAGACCGGGGAAGAGAGAGAAATGCAACTGCCTATGGATGTCGGGTTTTTTTGGCCTTCCGAGTGATTATAGAAAGCATTTACATTCTCAAATTTTTGACCTCATATATCATGGAAATGGTGGGTTTAGTCACACCGATGTCTACAATATGCCTGTTTGGGCGAGAAACTTCTATATCGGTAAGATAATAGAATTCAAACAAGAAGAAAAAAAGGCACATGATAAAGAAATGAGAAAAATCAAGTCAAAAACACCAAGAAAATAATAGTAGTATAAGAACCCGACATATTTGTTGGGTTTTTACATATTTATAGAATATAACAAAGGGATATTATATGAAAACCATCAAAGCAACTAAATTAAGAGAGGTCTTATCTTCCAAAGGAGTAGATGAGGGTTTTATTGATAGAATCTTTCACAGAATAGAAAAGGCTAAAACCGATAACAAACTTAAACAGATTGAAAAAGACATTGAAAGGTCTAAACAAAAAGTGAAAGACATGAGTTCAGAACAAGAGAAGATACTTATCCAAACATATGGTTCTTTGGATAAAGTTCCTCCTGGGATGAAACAAACATTCGGAATTAAATAACTTTAGGGTTCTAAATGGCAGATGATTATAAAAAGATTGAAGAGTCATTTCTTGGCGCTAGAAATTACGCCAATGAATTAGCCGACATTCTTGGTAAAGCAGGAAAGAATACCAAGGCTGCAAATGAGTTTGCCTCAAAATTAGCAGACAATCTTAAATCACAAACAAGTGCCGCCGATAAACTAAACGCAGCAGTTGAAGCTAGAAAAGACTATATAGAAGAAACTGTAAAGAGTGGTAAATTCCTAAATAAAGGATTATTAGCACAATTAGACTCTCAAATTAAACTTCTTGATATTGAAAAAAAGAAAGAAGTAGAAGTTCAAAAACAAGTAGACAAAGCAAAAGAATACGAAGATTTACTTAAAGACCAAAACGATAAATTAAAAGAATCATTAGGATACTCATCAGAACTTGCAGACTTGTTTATGGCAGGTGGTGTAATGGCTCTTGGTGCAAAAGCATTTACTGAAGGTATTGGTGCAGCAAAAGAAGCATTTACTGGAACTTATGATACTGCATTGGATTTATATAAGACAATGGGTCTA